TCTACTATTAATGTTGAGCCCATCTCTTATCCCCTATACAATCGTCAGATTTCCGTTGACTGTAAGGTTTACAGTTCCAGAAGTTGATACCGTCAAAGGCCCAGCACATGATGCATTGTCACCAGATGCGATAGTCACACTAGTATTCAATGTTGATTCGTTTACACGAAAGATGTCACCTTTACCACTTGTGGTATCGCCTGTGCTTCCGTTTTCTCCTTGATAGAAACCAGCACCAAACGAAACAGATGATGCGAAATCCGCTTGTGCGATTTCACCATCTTTAATTGCTCTTGATGTTACTTGTCTAATCGGCATTATCGTTTCCCTTTATAGTATTTATGCATCATCTGTGTCCGTACCTGTCGTTTCATCGTAATTCTTTGCGTCTTGGAAGAACGAGGTTGTCTCGTTAAAACCAAAATCGTCATCTGCATCAGCAGTAATCGGACTTGGTGCAACAGAATATCTCTGTTCTCTCTTAGGTGCATTGACAGGTAAATCTGTGTACTGGTCAACTTGTACTGTCTTAATAACCTTCTGGTCAGTAACAGGGCCGTACAGATAAAACTTAGCAGTAAATGACAGAGTATAAATGATACTCCGTCTTGTTACCATATCACCCTCATAACTGTCTTCATATCCAACATTGGTCAGTACGATTGGTACATCCCTTGTTGTTCCCATTGCACTATTATCGTTGAGGGTCACAGTATAATCTGGTTGGAAGAATGGAAGAATCTGTTCAACGATTTGTAGTGCATCGTCAGAGTTCTTTGCCATTACGAACAACTCAAAGTCCATATTATATGGAACAGGCATATACTGTTGACTCATGGTCTTACCATCAGTCGAGTTATTTACTTTCTTAAACTTTTGTACTGAGTTCAGTTTACGAGAAGGGTCATACGAAATATTATTAATCTCAAAACCCAAACGAGGTAAAGTAACCGCAACCTTCTTTGTCTGGTTGGGGTCTTCTCTAAGTCTTGCTAACCACTTGTTCTTTGGGCCGTATGCAAGAGGTACTTTCATCGTTTGCGTTACTTCACCAGCACTGTTCATACGAACTAGGTTGATGTTGTTAAACATCGTACCAAACGCAACGACAACTTTTCGCATTGTCTCATTGTAAAATTGTTGTCCTAACATATTATCCTACTCTTCCTATATCTCCGAATGGATTGTTCTCTGTAAAGTCGAGAACAGTGTCATCGGCAGTTTCAAAATAATCATTCATTGCATTTTCATCAATGGTATCTATTACATAAGATTCTAGTACTATATAGTCACCTGTCTCAGTGAGTAGCGAACCAGTACCAGTTCCAGTTTCCAATGTCAACTGGTGGTTTGTTGTTGCAACAGAATTGTCTGTTTCAATTGCATCAATCTCTGCAATACCTGTATCAATATCCTCTGAACTATATTCAAAGGTCTTGACTTTTAGTTTAAAAGCGGGTACATTATGTACTTGATAGAATGGGTCATCATGGTCAACAAATGAAATCTCAAACATCTTATTTACTTTGGGGAAGTAAACAAGGTCACCTTCATTTGGTCTAGTCTTGACAATAAGGTTTGAATCACCAGATACTAATTGTTCAAACCTTCTCTTTGCAACGATGAATGTTGCTTCATCACGCATCTCAAGACCAAACTTGGTCATGATTTCTTTCTCACCCTCATACCCTTCTACATTCTCAAAGTACATTTCGATTAAGTATGCATCACCAAATTTAGACAATACATCTTCACCCAATAACTCATCCTCTTTCACAAGAGTTCTTGGAATGTAGTATACGTCTTGACCATAAATCTTCAACTGCTCTATCATCAAATCTTCATAGAGATGTTGTTCTGGTTTCGTACCTGTATCAAAATACACATTTGTTGGCATCAAATTATCCTATCATATAGTTTGGTGGTAACTCATATGCGAGTTGTATTTGTTCTTCTAATTTTTCGATATCAGCGTTTGCTTCCTCAAAAAGTTTTGCACCGTTTAGTGTTACACCACCTAACATCTGCACACCTTCAAACTTAGAAAGGTTTGCACCCCATTGTCTTTTAATTAATGCGGTTGTATATCTCTTTAAATAGATATCATTAAAAACATCTGTATATGTAGTGGGGTCAAGTTTACGATAACATTCGATGATGATATAGTCATCTGCCTTTACATCGTTACCCCAATCCAAATCTAGATATAATCTATTTTGGTGTTGATTAAAACGAATAGGTTTCTCACCAACAAGAATGTGGTCAAGAAAATCTAGATGTTGCATGGTCATCTGATAATGTAATACCGAAGTACTTGAAAAATCATATAAGTCGTTTAGACGTAATTGGTATCGTACATCAAAGAGATTCAAGTTTGCTTTGTCTGTAAAGTCAAATACTTTTACAACCGACAACACACTATCTGGTACAGGAATGAATCCTGTTCCCTCTTTCCATGTTGCAGTAATAGAACTATCTACCTTATCTGCTACAAGTGTACTTGCGTCTGATTGACCTCTTGTGATATCTGCCGTTGTAATCTGATGTTTTAAGTACATCCTCTCCACACCATCGTAGTGATATTGAGCGAAGTACTGTAATGCCTCGTCAATTCTATCATCAACTTGGTCATCATCAACATTGATTTCAATTACAGGCTTACCAAGTTGTCTGAGACAGTACTCTTTTAACGTACTTCTAGAATTTGGATTTGCCATATTATTTTTCCTTTATTACTTCTATTTATCATTCTTCTTTAGGGTAGGCATCCTTTACCGCCTTTATTGCGTTATAGAAGGTTGGTAGTTGTGCCTTCAGAGTTTCATTTGCATGAATATCGTGCCACAACATATCCAACTGTTCAGTAAAAGAAGGATATGCGAATGCACGATTTCTATCTACTTCTTTTTGTGCATCAGTCATGCTATCAATTGGATTTGTCATTATGCTATCGCCCTTATTGTTAGATGTGGTTTCATAATACGTTGATGGTTGCCAGCTGTCCAATTATTATAGTGAAGTCTTGATTCGTATGAACTACTGTATTCTCTATATTTGACATATATCTGTTTTGCTCCGCTCCAACCATTTAATTGTCCTTGTGCAACATTGTTTGATGATGCCGTTAAATCAAAACAATATTCTAGTGCAACTGGAAATCCGGCATGGTGCCAGTTAGTAGATGCATAGTTTGATGAAATTGTATGAGAGGATGGAAGAACAGCAGTGCCGTCAAGCCAAACCACATGATATGAAATACCAGAATTTTCTGTTACATCCCAGTGATAAGCAAGTCTATAATACACATAGTTTGTTCCTGCCGGTGGGGTATAAGATATTGAACTTCCATTTACAATGGTTTCAGTGTTCGAACCATTTTGAACCGCTGTAACATTTGTCAAAGTATAACTACCAGACTGAACAGTTACAGTTCTACCATCTGCATTTGCATTTATTTCTTCAATAATCTCGCCTGGTTGATAACCAACTCTAAATGAACCATCAGATAAAGCAGTATTGAACTGTGCAGTTGTACCACTCAAAGTATTGTTTGCAAGATTGATTGTCTTACTTGTTAGTGTATCAGTTGTTGCTCTACCCACAAGTGTATCTGTGCCACTTGGAATAGTATGTGTATTAATTGTTCCTAAATTAGTGATATTATTGTTTTGTGCATCCAAGTTTCCACCCAACTGAGGCGTAGTATCTGCAACCAAGTCTGTGTTGATACCAGTAAGATTACTTCCATCAATCGCTGGTAATGCACCTGTCAATTGTGCAGAAGGAAGATTCGTTAGACTTGCACCACTACCACTAAATGTGCTACCAGTAATAGTACTAGATGCAGTAATTGTTCCAGTTGTGTTTATATTACCAGTACCAGTGATATTATTAGAGTTAAGGTCAAGATTGCCTCCAAGTTGAGGCGAAGTGTCTGCCGACAACTCTGTTAAGTCTACCGATATATTATTAATTGATGCACTGTTTGCCATATCTTATCCTAATGCAATAGAAAACGCAGATATTTGTGCGTTTGTCTCTGACTTTGAAAATACATCTAATGCAGTTCTTGCCCCTGCAGCACCACCAGCCGTTAAGTCTTGAGGACGAAACGGTAGAACAACTGCTTCAGTTGTACTTAATGCAAATAATATTGGATTACTGTATCCACTTGTTGGTTCTGTTGCTGTAAAATCACCAGCACTTGTTGTTGAAACAAAATAGTATTGACCAGCAGTTAGATTTGATAATGTAATCTTACCAGAGAATGTTGCTGTAAATGTGTTTACATCTCCAACAGCAGACACTACAAATAGACCAAGTGTTCCAGTTGCGTTTGCTCGTGCCTTTACATATGCACTTCCATTGTTATATATAACGTCACCCACTGCAAGACCATGTGACGATTGCGTAACACTCCATGAGACATTTTCTCCACTACTGCTACCCCCACCACCACTAATTGTGATAGTTTTAGTTGCACCTGTTCCAGATGCAGTAACCCCAGCACCGACAAAGTTAAGAGTAGTTCCCAAAGTAGACAGAGAACTTCCCTCATCTTGGATTGTAACTCCACCACTCTGAATGTCAGATGTTAATGCAATTGTACCAGAACCGCCTGGAATTGTATGTCCGTTTAGTGTACCAGATAATGTTGTATTACCAGCAACTTCTAAATCTGTACTATTCAACAATTGTAACTTAGTACTTTTAAGTCTTGCAGTAACTGTAGTAGAACCAGCTCTAACATTTGCGAATTCAATAAGACCATCTTCAGTACCAGCAGATGCGTCACCAATCTTACCAGTTATCTTTGCATATACATGAGAACTACCACCGTCATCATCACCCTTAAATTTAATTTGTCCAAGATAATCTGCATCGGCAGGACTTGAACTGTCACGAGTCAAAGTCAATTCTGGTGCGGCACTTGAACCAGCATCAGTAGAGGTTAGTGTGAAATTACCAGTAACATCAATGTCACCAGTACCAGTAATATTGTTTGAATTTAGGTCAAGGTTGCCTCCAAGTTGAGGCGTAGTATCCTCTACAACATTATTGATAGATACTGCTTGCACTCTTGCATCAGTATAATATAAATTACTAGAACCTTCAGATAAATTGTCAGTATCTTTTGCACTAAAACCAGCGTTTACTCTTGCATCTGCTCTTGCGTCTGTGTAGTAAAGATTAGATGAACCTTCTGAAAGGTCATCCGTATCCTTAGAACTCAAGTCTAGGTTTGCACCTGTCTGTAGATTTACCCTTGCATCTGCTCGTGCGTTAGTATAATAAAGATTAGAACCTTCTGTCAAGTCACCAGTATCGAATGCAGTCAGATTACTTGTGTTGACAAATGCAGCCCAACCCATAAGACCATGTGCAGAACATTGATAGTGAAGAACAGGTGGAGTTGAGTGTGTTACGACAATCTCTGTGTATGCACCAGAAGAACCAGCAGTTCCATTAGTTGTTACACCAGTTGTATAGGAAGTAGACTTGTTTTCATCCAGATAGAATCTGAATGGATGTCCAGAGTTGGAACTATCCGATTGGTCAAACCGATATGTGATGCCTGGGATGAGTTTGAGATAAGGAGAGAAAACTCCATTAATCTTGTACTTGTTACTAGAACCATTACCATGATGTACATGGTCAGAAGTTGAAGTCGCAACAGTTACATAAAAGGTCTTTGTGGTGGACTCAAAATCAGTCGTATAGTGACTGCCGACAGTAACAATATTGCTACTACCGTCACGCATATACATCTTACCATCATAGGTATTGATTGCAAATTCACCCTCTGACAAATCCGAAGTTGTTGGAATGTTAGAGTGGGTATGCGACCTTTTAAGTTTTATATCCACAGCCATGAGGCACTCCCTACATGACTACTTAGAATGTTCCACCGTCTATACTTGTTGTCCAAGAAATTGTGTCTGAGGAGTTAGTGTATAACAATAAACCGTCTGCACTATTTCCACCACCATCAAGAGCACTAATTGTATTAGCACTATTCGCAACAAGTACAGTACCCTTTGCAACAGATGTTAAACCAGTACCACCAGATGTAACAGCGATTTCTGTTCCTGTCCATGTACCAGTTGTAATTGTTCCAAGAGTTGTGATTGATGTTTGACCAACATATGTTGATGCAATGTCAATTGCATTTGCAGAAACAGAAATTCTATTTGATGTTCCTACTGCATCAATCGTGTTACCAGTTTTTGTTAAACCATTACCAGCACTGATTTGTCCAGCACCAGAGAACTGTTCAAAAGTAATTGCAGTTGTTCCTAGTGTAATTGCACCATCCGTTGAAAGAACATAGCCGTTGTCTGCATTTGCAGTACCTTCTTCAACGAAGGTAAACGCACCAGCAGTAAGTTCAGAAGCAGCATCTGCATCTGGTGTTCTCGTAAGAACAAATGCAGCAGAACCAGAACCTACGGTTGTTACTTTATAGAAACCATTCTGAGCACCAGTTGATTGGTCTTTGACAAGAACTCTATCATCTGCTGAAAGTGAAACACCGTCAATTGAGATTGCACCATTTGAAGATGCAGTCAATGTTCCATTACCATTAT